GTCTGGCTTCTAAGAATCCTATACTACCACCTTTAATTTCCCTACCATGTATGTTTAATGTTTTCTTTTCTGGTTTTTCTTCCCAACATACACCATATTTATCAGTAAACTTGGTCATGTTCTTATGTGCAGGTAAGAAATAGCTATACAGCCCAGAAGGTGTACGTTCTGTAATAGGGTCTCGTTTAGTTATAATAGACTGGTGATAAATACCTTTAAATTCTTCACCACCTTGTCTCATAGGGTTTACTGTAGAACCAATAAAGGCTTTACCTACAATAACACCACCTTCATCGAAGGTTGGTGAGATACGACCCCAATGATTTTCGTAGTTAGCAGGTTTCTTCCATTTTGATGCCTCGTCACCTAAGTATATAAACATCTTCTGTCCATCATAAGAGCCATCCTTTGTAGCTTGGTAATCAACAATAGTATTAAGGTAGTCCTTACCCTTGTTCTTACGTGCTAGCTTACTAGCCTTAGATTTATCAGAAGGGAGCGCAAATTCAAGTTTCTTGTCAGAATCGAGCGCACCTCTAACAACTGGTCTAAAGTAGAAAGGTAAGTTTCTAAACATATACGAGAACTTCATAAATGCTTTCTTAGCATCGTCATCATTCTGGGATGTTAGACCAATGTTAACATTTTGTGTGGATGTTGCGTAATACAACATGATTGCAAGGATTATATAGGTAAACCCTGTACGCCTAGACTTTATAAACAACTGTCCTAAGCATCTAGGGTCTAACAGACAAGCCTTAGCAAAATAGAACATATTAAGCTGTGCATATCTGAAATCCATATATCCCCCATCGTCACGCATCTTACAGTTCTGCAATGCAAACCATGCTTCTCCTGTAAGGTACACAGCCTTTCCATTGTTCATAAACCATATACCTTCACGTCTAATTCTATATTGTTCGTAAATATACTCGGAGAACGCTTCTTCGCTGTCTGGGTTTAATCCATCAGGTTCTTCTTGCCTACGCCAGTATTGTTCTGCTTTGGGTAGGTCTGAGAATAATATCTCTGATTTCTTTGGTTTCTTTGGTAATTGTATTTTAAGACCATCAAGTTCTACGATTTCACCCTTAGTTCCTTTAGGACATAACATAACAGCATCTTGGTCTTCATTATGCCATTGAATATGATACTTTTTTAATGGATAAAAATCACCTTTAGCGAATCTTTCTGGAAAGCCTAACTTAAATTCCCTGTCTGCCAGAGAGAAGTTATCAGCCTCCATCTGGACACGCAACTCCATAAGATTGCTTTCAAGAGAATTAATGTACTGTAGAATTGTTGATTTGGCAGCGATAGCCATTGCATACTTGGATGAATCCAATTCTTCATAATCAATCTTCTTTCTTAGAGCCTTTCTAAGCGTATCTAACGAATTATCTCCTGCTTCAACTAGTCTTACTATATATTCTCGTAAAGTATCGTCAGAGGGAGCGTTAGGGCTATTCACCCACTTGTCAAGCAGTTCTTTAGAGTACTTAAATGAATCCACCTTTGAATCCATGACTTTCTTTATCTTGTCATCTTCGATATCATCGATTATGATTTCAAGTTCAAGTCCATCAAGAATGGTCTTTACAGCTAATTCTATGTCACCACTTAATCCTATCATTTATCCTGTCATTTCAAATCTTTCATATATACATACATCCACATTACGCATGCGGTAATACATCTTACCATCCACCCATATTTCATACTCAGATTCTGGTGTGAAACCAATCTCCATTCCTTTTGGGTGTACATTTGATGCAAATACTATACCTGCGTGTGGTAGCTGTTGCCCTTCTAATATTGATATATTGTCTTCGGTAACTGGCTCTATAAAGCAAGAATCGTCACTAGCTTTCCACTCATCACCCTTCTTGTATAGAAATACTTCTTCTGGGATAGCATGATATTTATCATCGTACAAATAAGCACGAGAATATCTCATGTTACCTCTTTGGTCAAAGTACATTCTAAAGATATTGTGGTGTATTATGACTTCATCACCAACCTCTATTTCCCCTGTGTAGTTTAGGGGTACTGCTACGACTATAGCCTCCTTCGATACGTCTTTGGCATCCTCAATGGAAGTAACTGTCTCAAAATTGACATTTCCCATTTTCTTACCTGACTTGTACCGCTTATTCTTAGGAGTTACTATAAAACTCTGCGGTGCTTGCATTATCCAAACGCTTTTTGGTCGTTCTCAATAACCAACGGCATATTAATGATTGTTTTCCATACGGAAAGTTCATTATCGCTGTTCTTTACCCAGATTTCGTAATAGTTTGGATTTACTTGAAGTATTGTGTCAATAGTCATGTTTCCAAAACTCTGACCGACTGTATAGTGCATTGCATCTTTATAATCAATGCCTATTGATATTTTTCTAATCATTACAATAGATTTTAGTTATTTATACTATTGCAAAGATAAGGATTATTTATTTCTTAAAGTCCGATGTACACTCTCACACCTACTGTAGTTGCTTTTTCTGGTGGGAGTAACCCTGTGAAGTCTTGTCTTACCTCAACACCAACTCCCCATTTCTGTCTCCTGTTATACATAAGACCTAGTGATGCAGCTTGGGGCAATCCCTTGTTAAAAAGTGCGCCCTCTACCCCACCTGTTATAAACAGTCGGGATTTGCTTGGAAGTGTTTTGGTAATAGTTGTTACGGTATTGATTACCGTATCGTTTGTAGTTAATGTAAATTTAGTAGCACGTAGGCTGTCAGCGTAGATTTCATAATCTATAGTACCATTATCCAATACTTCTTTCCCTACATACTTTGTAGTTGCTACAGAAATACTGTCTGTAGGTTCTATTGTAGTTCCATCTGGTACATTGATTATAATTGGCTCTGCCTTATGCCATCTATCCACAAACTTGATTGGAGATTCTTTAATTTGTGTGTTTATAATAGTATCAGTTTTGGTAACTGTAACTATCTCTGGTTCTGGCTTGAACAGTTTTGATGAAGCAATAGCCCCCACAGCTAATGCAATGAGGGCAATTATTACATATGTTCCAAGCCTTTTCACTATGCTTTTTCTAATGTAGGCTTCTTTTCGCTTGCTTCCTTAGTCTTAGCTTTCTTAGCCTCAGCCTCTTGTTGCTTCACAGCAGCTTCTTGAATCTCATTGATGATAGCATCAACGGTGTCAAGGTCGGTATTAGGATTAGCCTTTAAAGAGGCATCCAATTTATCAACCAAATTACGGACGTTCTCGTCCAGTAATACACTTAAGATTTGAGGTGTCAGGTTTAGACCTGCGTAACGAACTACTTTTGAAAGTCTTTCTAAATGTTCCATTTACAATTATATTTAAGATTAAACGTTTAAATTGATTACAAAGATACAATAAATATTTTAATATGTCAAACTACGTTCTTATGCTATAGGAAAATCTATTACTTCGTATCTTATTTGTATTCCCCAATCCCCTGTTGTTGTTTCTGATGTAGCTAAGTTTCTGTATAATCTAACTGTGACAGATTGGTTTACAACAGATACTGGCTCATTTAGACCAAGAGATGCTGCTCCTATCCAATCCCCATTTGTGGCTTGTGGTGCTGTCATCCCTCTAAATCCATTAGTGCCTCCATATTCAAATGAAACATCAATGGGTTCTGTTGTACAAGTATAGTTTGACGCAGTAACAACAAACTCTTTCACCAGTATTATTTTTCCTGCTCCTTGTGCTGCTACTAAAGTTATTTCTGGGTCTGCCCCTGTAAAACTAGGGTCTGTGAAAGTACCAGTTGCTACAGATAAGGTCTCCCCTATTGATGCTTCTATTGTTACAATTTTATCCCTTATAGCGTTCTTACTAGCACCATCTGTGTTAGCATTCCATGTTGTAGCATCATAGGCAACATCACTTATTGTTGGTATATCAGAAGTAAATGCTAAAGTACCATTTGCATTTTGAAAAGTATATGTTCTATCAATAGCTCCTGAGCTAACAAGACTGAAATCAAATATCATTCCCCTGCCCTCAGCATCTTTATAAAAAATATACTGGTCAGTTGCTATGTATCCTAGACCTCCTACACCTGTAACTCCCCCTGCTTTAGTAGAAATAGGCATTCTTATAGTAGCATCAAATACACAAGAAGAAGTAAATGTTTTGGCTCCTCCTACACTTTGATTACCAGTAAGCTCTACAAAACTTCCTTCTAAAGCTACAGTACCAGCTGTGTCTGGAAATGTAAATATTCTATCTACTGTAAGACTATCAAAATCTAATATACCTGCAGCTTGTGCTACAGTTACATGGTCTTGATGAAAGTAGTATTGACTAAGTCCAAGATACCCCATAGAGCCTCCTGATGCGTATCCAATAGTAGCTGTATCATCATTAAATATAATTCTACCTGCCTGTGCATGTATAGAAGAACTAAATGATTTAAGACCACCCACTGTTTCAGTTGATGTCTTATCTACATAATTTCCTAAATCAGATGTTAATGCAATAGTACCATCGCTATCTGGTAATGCAAAAGTTCTAGCTACTGTTAAATTAGAAGGGTCTATTATTGTTGCTCCATTGCCTGTTATACTCTCCCACACTAATTCACCACCTGTACCTGCTTTAAGTTCTGTAGCTGCGCCACCGCTATCAGTACCAGTAGGCATTGTTGTTATTGGTAGAAAACTTATAATATTCAAATCATCATTTGATGGATGATTTATTTGAACTATGTTTTTAAATATTGTAAAGCCTTCAAAGTTGTTTGTACCAGTCCAAGTATTTGTTGCCCCTAATTGACCATAGAAAGCACTATAATCACCAACTTCGGCAGTTACTGCGCCAGTTCTCCCAAAAACAGAATCAACAGCACCTCCACCACCTTCACCTACAATACGAACCCCCATTACTTTACCTGCAGTTAATGAACCAGATGAGGTTGTGACTGTTACAGTAATATTAATAGTATTTGCATCTACGTCTGCTGTGCTTACTACATTAAATAACCCTAAGTTATTTCTATTACCCATGTCGGCAAACATAATAGATAGGGTGTTTGTACCTATGGTGTTTATTATATCATCAACAAGTTGTCCAAAAGCTGTCAGTTTAGAAACATATATATTAGTAACGCCAGACATAAGTATAGTACCATCTGCGTAATTGTTGGTAGACACCTCTCCATCCCCAACAGCAGTACTTACTACATCATTGTAATTAAATAACAAGTCTGTTGAGTTTAGATTATATTGAGTACCTAGATAATCTAAGAATGTAAGAACCTTATAATTCTTTGTTGCATTCAGAGAGTCACCATCTGTACCGATTACATAATCGTTTACTGATACTGCTGTGTCAAAATTATATGTTTCTATTCTTGCCATTTTAAAGTTTTAAGTTATTAATTATTATGCACCACCACCGCAGAGTCCTGATGATACCCACGCAGCACCATTCCACTCTCTATATTTTGCACCATTAGAATAAAATCCTGCAGCTGCGTGACTAGTACCTAGTTCATCATCCCATATATCAGTACTATCTAAAAATGTAGTACCCTCATTTGTCCAGTAAGTACTAGGCGTGGCTGAACATGCATTTGTGGAACTACTAGCATTAAATCCTAACTCCTGTGCAAATGGTACTGCAACACTATGGTCATAGTTTCTAAATGCCTGTAATTTAGTTGAGGTAGATGAGCCATAGAGAGGGTCAAACCCTGTAACCTTAGCATTAGCAAAGCAGTTTACTAAGCTACTCCCTGAGCCTATCTCAGTCACTACGTCTTGTAAGCTAAATGTAAATGTATCTGGTACTGGCATATTAATTTAATCCTATAGTTAATAATGTTTCTAATCTGTCCATTCTAGCTTCAAGTTCTTTAACTTTATTCTCTAACTGTATGTTCTTAGCTATTAATAGCTTGGTATAGTTGACTGACTTATATCCATCCTCAGCAGTCTTAACAAACTCAGGGTTTGTCTTCTCTAAGTCCTGTGCTATTAGCCCTATATCATGCTTGTCATCTTTAATCCAGTCATACTCAACCCAGTTGGTTGTGACCTTATAGTCCTCTAATGGTTTAATGTTCTTTTTCAGTCTCTCATCAGATGACAGATTAAAATCCACTGCGTACATATCCTCTGTGGCAGTTAATCTACCCAGAGATACATCAAATGTGAACCTAGTTGTAGTCACATCCCTGATAAGTAAATCTTTATCAGCGTCCATATCCCAGTATGTAGTGGAGGTAGTGGAGTATAAATTTCCTGCTCTGGTTGAAAGTCTCCCTGCTGTTGGATAATTGTCAGTTACTGTATGGTCTGTTGTACCAGATGCGAAGGACTGAACAGTAATCTGCCATCCTTGCTCCCAGTCAGTTATGTCAGCTGTATATCCTGCAAATACATTGTAAATATAAACCTGTGGATATGCCCATGTTTGACTAATTGTGCCTATCTCTACATAATGATAAGAGCCATCATAAGCAAACCTGACATCATAGTCTCTGTCATCTCTGGTTGTGTGTACTGTAGCATTAGTATTTGCCCACCCAGATGCATGAGCATAGCCTATTATATCAACAGATACTGTTTCACCACCACCATCTCCACCTGCATAGTCATTAATCATGACACTAAATTGCACCATGTCATTTGTATTCCTTGCTGCTGTAGGTATTCTTACCCTTATAGTACCTGTAACTGAAGACCCTGTTGAGTGGTAATTTCCACCACCTACTGAGAATAATTGAAAGGATGAGCCTATTGTGTGCTCTGTACCTATGCCACCAAGTGAACCCTTTGTATATACTCCACCACCATAAAATTCTGAGTCTCCATAACCTCTTATAATAGTATTAGTTAATGCATCATCTGATAGAATTAAATACCCACCAGAGGCATTGGCTGCTAATTGTGCATATTCAGTACTGGAATTATACACCTCTATCATGTCTGTGGCACTAGTTGATGTCCATCTTAATACACCATTTGCGTTGTTATCTAATCTTCCTGTATTGTCTGAGGTATCTCCATCTGTATTATGGAAATCAATATACCTACCTATCTCTATAACCCCACTTGTTTCATTTATTACGAAATTTCCCCACCTGTCTCCTGAAGCGGTACGCCCAAAGTTATGAATCTTGTCTGCATCCAGACCACTGCCTATTCCATCATTTCCTGCGTGCCATAGTTTGTTCCAGACCCATGTTGAACCACTCTTATGACCTGCATAAAGACCAGAGTTATTGTCTGAGTTGTTTCTCCAAAATGCAAAGTCTCTTGGCTCACTTGCACCTCTAACATACATTCCTTGACCAAATGCAGAAGGATAGCCTGTTGAGCCTGTGGTATTTGAGGCTACTACAATAGAGTTTGCAGGTGCAGATACCCCAGAGAAGACAGTAGTTGCATCTGATACACTTGACCCTCTGTCTAATCCTATAAATGTTGTTCCAACTCCTGCATTTGCTGTAAGTAGTCCTGTTAAGACTGACGTACCTAAGACAGTCATTGCACCACTTGCTGTGACTTTGAAACTAGTTCCACTTGCTCCTACTTGTAATTCTCCATCTGTCCTGAGTACACCAGAACCACAGTAAATCCCATTTGTAAAGTCATTAGAAGGGTTAAGCCTTAGCCATGCATCTGTGTATTGGAACATACTCTTACTATCTCCATAGTAGTAGCTACCTGACGCACTGATATCACCTGTGGCTGTAAAATTACCACTAGTTGTCAAATCAGTTGCATTCAAAGCAATACTGTCAACAGTAATTCCTGTCCTATTAACTACCATGTAACTGGTTGCAACAGTGTTGGCATCATTTACTACCCTATGAGACAATACTCCTGTTGTGGTGAATACTGAATCCCATTTCTGTTCATCCACAGCAGCAGTAGTGATATTCTGATTTAACTCTAAATTAGTTGCAACCGTCCAACTTAATGCACCAGTCATAGTGTCACCTGCTTTTAGTACATAGTCAGAAGGTGTAAGGTTTCCCTCGTGATATATCTTATGTGCTAGGCTATTCTCTTGAAAAATTAAATCCCCATCTGCAATACTCCTTATTCTAAGGTATGTATCTAATGTATTGACTGAATCTATGCTACTACCACCTACTAAGTAATTTCTAGCACTAGAGGAATTTCCTAGTATTGTTCTCCATGTATTAGCATCATTTTTAGCAGATACAAAACCATGCTCAAGGATTAAATTCTCCTGAGTAACCCCATTATCAATGATAAGGTCACCAGTCATAGTATCACCTGCAAGGTCAACCTTAGCATCTAAGGCAGATTGTAGGTCTGTCTGTGATGATAGTGTACCTGTAATTGAACCCCATACTGCGCTTGTAGGTGGGGCTGTCCATTCAAGTCCTGTTGCTGTAGCAGAGTTTGCTGTAAGGAGATGAGTGTTTGTTCCTACTGTAAGGTCTACCCAAGCAGACCCATTGTATACTAATATGTCTCCCTTAACTGCACCTGTGATTGTTGTATCTGTGAGACCGTCTAAGGTTGCTATTGAGGTTGCCCACTTAACTCCTGTGGATGTTGCGCTATCGGCTGTGAGTACGGTATCGTTTGCACCAACGGTAAGGTCTACCCAAGAAGTACCATCAAACACAGCAACATCTCCTTTGGCAACTGCCGTAAAGTTAGTATCTGTAAGTGCATCGAATGTTTGAGCAACACCTGCTGCTAATGGTGCTACTAAACCAAATCTATTGGCTGATAGAAATGTAGCATTATTTAAGTCTGTCTCTCCTTGTTGTACTATAAGATATCCCCTAACTATAGCACTTCTAATACCTGCTAATGCTTCAAATTGCGCTCTAGGCACAGCATCTAGTGCATCCTCAAATCTTACATACTGGGCAGTACCATACTGTATAAAAGTCTTATTAGAGTTTCCAAATAGTAATAATCTCTGTATTGTATATCTATTTGCGGTTACAGAGGCTAGTGTACCTGTACCAACATCATAACTATTTGGGTTTATTACTGTGGTTGCTGCATCAAAAGAACCGATACCGCTTCCATTATTATAAACATAATTGAATGTAAGACCAGTATCTATTGCTGTGGCAAATACATGAGGGGAATCAACATTGGTCGTGAAGTTTCTTCCATAAGAAAATACACTACCTGCACTTTTGTTTAGGTTTAGGTTTACTCCATTAGGTGAATATATATTACCACTTATATTTAAGTCACCTATAGCCTTAGATAATTCTTTAAGTCCAGAACCAATAGCTTTAGTTGGTATTGTAATAGAGAATGCACCACCAATATTTGTTTTATTTGAATGGTCTAATCCACCTAAGAATATAAGACTTCTTAATTCTTCGTTTGTAAAACTAGTCTGCTGTACTATAGCACCTGCAGCATTGATAGCAATATCTGTTGCAAATTGAGTGGCTAGGTTAGTAACTGTTTGGGCTGTAAATGCTCCCCAAGATACACTTGTGGTAGTAGGAGGTGATGTACTGTGGTCTACAATTATACCAGTACCTGCTGATATGTCAAACTTAGTAGTATCTACATTAATACTTAATACTCCACCAGAATTAAGACCTGTTGATAGCATCTCTAGGGTGGGTACTATAGTTTCTATCTTATCATATAAAGCATTCTTTGTTGGTACTTCTAAGGATGCATTCCAACCTACTCCATAAACTTCGTCAGGTACAGTAACATCTAGACTAAAGGTTATAGCCCCTAATACTGTTTGAGTACTCCCTAGATTCATTAACTCCGAACCTTTGTAAAACCATTTATCTGCACTAATTGAGTAAGTAATACCCTGTCCACCAAATAACCTAAGAGAGAAGTCATTAATGCTATCCCAATCAAAAGTCATTGTATCAGTACCTGCGTATACGGTATTCCTTATATCAACTCTTGACGCTTGTTGTATTTCAAACCCATTCATGTTGATATTACCTGTCATTGTACCACCACCTATAGGTAGGTATAACCCATCATGGTCACCCCATTGATAAGCAGAATCCCATGAGTTTATATCTGCTGTAGTAACACCAAATACGTCAGATGCAATAAATACTGGGTCTGTCTCTGCGGTAAGATACCCTGCCACAGCATGGTTACCCCATGTATATGCTAAATCCCATGTGGTAGCCTTAACAGATGTAATACTAAAACCTTCTACAACAAGTGGTTCGTTAAACGTCCATGCCCCTGTAACAGTCTGTGCTATATCCTTTAATGCGGTCTCAGAATCTGCCCTTGCTATAACTTTTATACTACCATTAGCAGGATTTGATACAAGACAGACCCCAATAGATACTACCTCATCCGTACCTGTGGGTCGAGTGTTTTGATAACTACCTGTAACGGTAGAGGATAGATACAGTTCATCACCTGCTGTAAAGGCAGAAGTATCAATGTCGTTTACAGTACCAAGTGTAGTAACGTAACCATTTGTATTGTTTTCTATATCGTGTGTTGTGAGACCAATACACCTAGAGGTTGTACCACCGTTTGCTTGTGCAGGAGCAACAGTTGTTCTAAAACCAACAGCACCAGTAACATATACTGCTGTACCGTTAGGGATTGTAACTCCTGTAGTGTTTCTTACAGCAATATAGTTCTCCTGTCCAATTTGTAAGGTAATCTCTGGCTCATCGTTGTAATAACTAAGGGCATTGTTTGTATTATCGTAGAAGACTAGTCCTTCGCTGTGTACAGGGGTTGTATTGTTAAATTGTATCTGGTTTACAGAATCGAAACTCCAAGTTCCTGTAATGGTAACATTGTCTGATGCTGTCAAGTACCCTGCGCTTGAATGGTCTCCCCACCCAAAGGCTGTGTTCCAGTTTGTTATTTGAGATGATGTAATAGCAAAAGCATCTGATGCTGTAAAGATAGGGTCTGTCTCTGTGTAAATAGAAGGTACACCTGCAAGGTCAAATACCATACTATATGTAGTGGCATCAATTAAAGAGTTACCACCTACAAAGTTGGTAACGTTTATTGTGAATGTGTCATCTAGGTTATCTACAATACTTGATATTGCAAAGTAAAATACCTGTCCTACGACAGATGCTTTAAATACTCTAAGTACAAAACTAGTTGGTTGGTCATCGATTACTTCCAGTAAAGATGTAATATCAATACCGTTTCCATCAAGTGTGTTTAATGTAATAGAAGTAATGGCTGTTGCTGCGGTTTGATTACCATTGGTAACAAAATAGCCTGCATCAAATTCATCTAAGTCTGGGTCTGTAGCATCTGAGAAAGTATACTCTATAGATGCTAGGTTAAGTCCAGTTTTGAATGTAGAGAAAATACTACCTAAAGGGTAGTTCCTTGTAACGTTTATGTTATCTGCATCTGAACCAATTACAAAGTCATCAAGACTTAGGTTGCTATCAAATGCGTATGTTTCAATTCTTGCCATTAATGTAGTTTATGATTCCAGTATATATCATCGAACCTAAGTCTCCTTGAAAGCGAGGGTCTTTAAGTTTAACGAAATCAGGTTTGAAATCAAAAAAACCACACTCAATCAATATTGCTGTGCAATTTGTATTACGTAGTACGAAGAAATTAGATTCTTTTAAACCCCTATCTCGCATTCCTGCTCGGTGTACAGCTAATCTAGCCATTGTTCTAACTTCTCCTGCAAGTTTATCACTTTCTGTTTCTCCTACGCTCGTAAATATCTCAAACCCACCTGCGTTATGAGATGGAGATGCGTTACAATGCACAGATACAAAGATAGTACTTTTTGGGTCAAGTTCGTTGGCTATCTCAACTCTTTTTTTCAATGAAAGGTCTGTAGACTCATCTACTCCGACAGTTAAGACAACATTAAGATTTGGATGTTCTTTAAGGCAATTATATATTTGCTCCCCTATTTGACGATTAAGCACACCCTCATGAGCGACTGTACCATCGTCATAGGTGTGCATCTTTTTAGGTGCTGTGGTGTAGTTTCCATCCTCGTCTATACCACCATGTCCGAAGTCGAGGACTACGTTTTTAATCACTAATCAGATAGGTTCACTCCTATTGAATAAGTAACTGCTGTACCGTTATTCTTGGTAGCTACAACTCTAAACGTATCTGGTAAGAAATCTTCTGCTGAAACATTGGCTGCTGCAGGGGTGTAATCACCAACAGTATATGTAGTAAGAGCGTTTGCTGCTAAAGCTGCTGACGTTAGAATATTATACCAACTTCCACTTGCTGCATCATAACCATCTATTGTTATTGTAACTGTTGCTACACCTGCGCCTGCTGTAATATTAACAATAAACTTACCATTTGATAAGTTATTATCATTAACTGTAAATGTTTCCGTAGCTGTTCTGGCTGCACTTTCAGCTATTCTGATGTTTGATTTAATCATTTCCTTTATCTTCTGGGTTAATTGTTTTAAAAAGTTTATCTATAATTGTACTCAGTCCATTTCTTACTGCATGTAACAATCTGGTTATTATATCTTCGTTTTCTGCTTCTTTTCCTTCTTTAATACTAATAATATTATTTACTATAGAGAATGCCTCTGCCACAACAACTATATTCAGTATGGCTGTTACAAACCACGTAAAGTCAAAACTCAATGCTTTTGCTGTCAGGGCTAACACCATTGGTATAATCAATACCGATGTTTTTGTTACCAACCCCCACATTAATAATTTAAAACTAAGTTTATGTTTTAGCTTTATTGCTTTAATTATACCAAAAATGGTATCTATTGCCATTAATGCCCCTAGTATCTTAACTGTATCTACATTTATGTCCAAGAAAACAAACATACCGTAGACAAACATTTTTGCTGCTTCAAACCAATATGTTACTTTGCTTGATGCATTCATCATCCAATCTCCCATAGCTTTTAAAAAATCGCTTTCCTGTAAAGTAAAGTCTTTGTTTATAATTCTGTATCTTTGTACAAAGGTAACAAATAAATAAAACATTTACATGGCTTTAAGTAAGAGTGCAAAATTTTACAGAAAAAACAGAAGGGCAGCCAAAAAGAAGCAAGCCTATGATGCTGAACTCAATAAGAGACCCGAACAGGTTAAAAAGCGTGTTGAGTCCAACAGAGCAAGGAGAAAAGCTAAAGCCAATGGTAAGAATGTAAATGGAAAAGACTACGACCACGCTGTAGGTGGATTTGTGAAAACAAAGACCAACAGAGGTAGAAAAGGAGAAGGTGGTAGGAAGTACAAGAAATCTAAATAAAATATATGAAAAGGGTAGTAGTCTACGAAGCGAAAGGGAAAACCTTAGCAAAACAGGCTAGACCAAGACAGAACTTCTTAAAACATTGGAGAGTTGTTAGATATTGGGCTAGGCGCAAATACAGCATAACAGATTCTGATTTAGAGATTTTATTATATCTTTCCGACATAGAATTATTCACACGAAAACAATTCAAAGAATTTGAAGGATTGTTATCATGGGATAAGACCAGATTTAATACTCTGCGTGACAAAGGTTATATAGTGCAATGGAGGGAAGATGCTACTAGAAGACAAGCTAAACTTTATACGCTGTCTATAGCTGCCAAGCGAATTGTAACAACAATTTACAAGAAATTACTTCAAGAAGAACATATTCCAGAAAACAAGATTAACAACCCAATCTTCAAGGGTGATAACTATGCAGATAAAATGTATAGAAAAGCTATCCGTAGAATGAATGCGGAGCGTGAGAAGCGCATAATAGCGGAACGTAACAAAGAATTAGGGATATAAAAAAAGGGTCTCCGCTAATAGGAAACCCTTTATATTTGGTTGTTTTACTATACTACGCTATTGATGTAATAACTTTCGGAATCGCATCGATTGCTCCTGTAGCATCATAAACTGGAACTTGCCATGATTTAGTTAAAGCCTTTTCGATAAGGGCTTCTACCTGCACAACATTTTCTTCACCAGTTGCAGCAGCATGACTTAACGCTGCCGATGCACCATTCAAATACGTAATAGTAGTAAGAATAGTACTTGTAGATACAACTTTAAGCACACCAGAAACTCTGATTAGCTTTTCATTTGCACCTACTGGGATTTTGATAAACTTGTCCATTTTAAAAAAGTTTTAATGGGTTAGTTAAATAGAGATTCTCTCTATCTTGTGTTTTGCTTATTAAGCAATGGCAGAAACTGCATAACTTGGGGCATCTGCTGTGCCTGATTGTGCGTCTAAAACTGGGTTTTGCCATCCAGTTACAAGAGCCTTTTCGATAAGGGCTGCATACTCTGCTGCAGCAGCATTACCAGAAGCTGTTGCGTGAGTTAAGGCTGCAGTTACACCATCCAAATATGTAATAGTGGTAACTGTTCCTGATGTGGCTACTACTTTAGCTACATCTGAAACCCTAACCAATCTTGGGTCAGAACCTACAGTAATTTTGATAAATTTATCCATTGTTAAAAAATTAATGGTTTAAAATCATACGGTCTCTCCGTACTTACTGCAAAGATACGATAAATTATTTAGTATTGCAACCCTATACTTTCAAGAAGCAAGTTCCTCCTACTGCAGCAGAAACTTCTACGTTATTACCTGTGGTTTCTGATAATAGTCTAATATCAGCATTTGGTGGAACTATATAAGGAACAGTAAGGTCGAATTCAAAAGAACCCCCTGTAGTTGGAACACTTGTATTAAATATAGTTCTCCAAACTTTACCTTGATTTTTAACTTGAAGTAAAAATTCAGCCGAAGCATTGGTTTTAGTACCAACACTAATAACTAATTGGGTTATTGCAAAAAACTTATCACCCTCTGTGGTTAATAATGAATTTGCTCCTTGATTATCCCCAACAGTTATCATACCATGTACCAAAGCTGCTGTTTGTGGTACACCTAGAACAATAGTATCATCTTCATAGATATATACATCACCCAGTAAACTAGAACCATTATTATTATATATATCCATTACTCTAGCAAGAGGTGTGGTTAGTACAACTTTATTTTGTCCATTAAGGGTAGCTGTTTGTGTTACCGCTACAAAATCTCCATCTGCATTTATTATCCTACCTATAATCTTTATTACTTCTGTGTCGGATGCATTGGAAGAAGAAATGGTATCGATAGTATTAGCAGTTGCGAGAACTTCAACACCTCCGTAATGCCATACTTGTTCAAACCCACCTGCATCTAAATCTATATTATGACCATAGGTATAAAAATGTTCACCGCAAGGTACTGCCCTGACATTGTACTCTTTTTGTATTTTAACTGTTGCTTGGTGGTCGGAGAATAATGCCATTATTTTTTACATTTTTTACATTTCCATATCTTTTTACCAATGAGGTTTTTACGCCTCCTGACAAATTCAGTATCTCCATGTTTTTTACAATATCGAAGTGATTTCATAATAACAAAGGTACGAAATATATATAATTGAGGCTCAGGTAGGATTTGAACCTACGACAAATTGATTAACAGTCAATCGCTCTACCCCTGAGCTACTGAGCCAAACGAAAAAACCCCTCGCTTTCACGAAGGGTCTTTGGAAGAACTTAATATTTTCTTTAAGTTTTACACACACAGTTTCCTTCGTTACACGATTGTGAACAATTCGACCAGAAACTATATGTTGCTTTTGTTTTCATACTGTAAAGATACATAAATTATTTTTACTCAGGAGGTTCAATCCCTGCATGTGCTGCACAGTCTGCTTGTGCTACTGTTGCAGTTGTTTGATAATCTGTGTACTCTCCATTCTCATAGATAGTAACAGTTGCTGTGTTTGTAAGGGTGTTCCATGTAATTGATGTTAACATAGTTCCTGTTACATACATACATCCACCAAATACACCATCGCTAGTAAGGTTTTCATCATCTGTAATGAAACCTGCTAACTCGTCAGAGGAGGCAATATCAAAAGCATCATCAGAAGACGATAAATCCCCTGCAGGTGATAACCCTGCACATACTTGTAAAGCTATTGCTGTTGTTGTGGTTAACATTTGAGCATCACCATAACTACCATCTGGGTTCTTTAATCTCCTAAAGACAGTTGCCGTTGGAGAGCCATCTTTCCAATAAAACGATTCAATCCAATACTCTGTTTCGCTAACACAGTGTCCGAAATAATCGCTTTCACTAAATTCTGGTGAATCAGATGCAGGTGTGAATCCTACTAATAATGTTGATGCTGCCAATAAGAACAACATAGATAAAAGTACTTTTTTCATAATTATTTATTTAAGTTAATATTGAGTGCAAATATACGAATAAACTTTCAATTATCCAAAATAACAGCGATATCTCTTACTGTTATTACTTTGTATTCTTGTCCATCAATTCCTTTTATCTCGTGACCTGCCATTTTATCATAAAGAACATCTTGACCTGCTTGCAGACCAAACTCCTTTTTCCCTATTTCCTCAGAGGCTGATATTACAGTTCCCCTTAGAAACCTATCAGCCAATTCTGTTGGTACTTCAAGTCCACTACTACGCTTCCTCGTTTGACCCACTAGGTGCTGTATCAGCACATATCCTCCTACTGCTTGCATCTTTTAATTTTCTTTTAATTTGGTCAGAGAATTTCTCTACACCTAGTTCTTTTATCATTTTCCTTTTAAACTTTCTTCTACTCATTACGCTCGTCTTAAATTAACGATAGTTGTAGTTGTTGACAACAGCGTAGATGCAGCCGACACTCCATTACGTAGTGCAGACTTAGTAACCTTAACTGGGTCAATAATCTTCATCTTAATCATATCACCTCGTTTACCTGTCTTAACGTTAATACCATGATTAGGTGTTGTGAACTCAGCAGGGATATAAACAATATCACCATTTGAAAGAATAACCTCTACTGGTTTTGTACATGCCTGTGCTACACACATAAAACCTGCATCAACAGCAGGGTTAGTATCTTCATACATAAGCTGTGCGAATGCAGCAGAGTTATGTAATGCTACACCTCCACCTGCTACAATACCTTCTGCTAAAGCTGCTCTAGTGGCGTGTATTGCATCATCTACCCTATCGGCTTTCTCTGATTGCTCAGATGAACTAGATGCTCCTACGTGTACTGTAGATACGGCAGATGAGATTTTAGCTATCCTTTCTTCAAGGAACTTCTTCTCACCTTTGTTCTTTTCGTTTTCTACTTGTTGTTTTAATATAGCTACATATTCTTCAACAGTATCTGTAACTTCATTAAAGAAGACAGTTTTACTCCTGTCAACTATAATCTTTTCTGTATTACCCAATGTGTGAGCAATAGTTTCAAAAGCCAAATCCCTAGCCTCTGGGTCTACAGGTATTGCAAACTGGTCAAAGTTGTCACCAGTCTGTTCATCAATCATAGCCCCACCTGTAGATATAGCCAAGTCATTTAAGATATCCTTACGCCTTACACCAAAGTGACTAGGTGCTATTACAACACTCTTAAGGTTACCATTTACTTTGTTCATGGCTAATGCAGCCATAACACTATCATCAACATCAGCCACTACGACTAATGCTTTGTTACCAAAGGTGATGGCAAACTCAGCGAAAGGTTCAACCTGAGAAAGTCTTTCAATCTTTGCATTGGAAACCAATACCAACGCATCCCTATACTCAACACGATTTGTCTCCTTGTCTGTAACAAAAACGTCTGACCCATAGCCTTTCTCTAATTCAAAACCTTCCGAGACAGATATATAAGTATCTGCAGTCTCAGATTTCTCCATCAGCACCACTCCGTGTTCACCTGCTTTTTTAAACGCATCTGCTATCTTCCCACCCAGTTCGCCATCGTTGTTAGCTGAAATAGTAGCTACACTTTCAATGTTATTGAGGTTGACCTTCTGCGCTTTTTCATCGAGTTGCTTTGAAATGTATTCTACTGCTAATTGCATTCCTCGATTAAAGTCGGTATAGTTCACGCTCTTATCCTTCATAGATTCGAGACCTGCTTCAATAATAGCCTTAGCTAGAATTGTTGAGGTAGTTGTACCATCACCTGCCTCTTTCGCTGTATTCAAAGAGGCTTGTTTTATAATCTCACAGCCCATACGTTCAATAGAATCGAGTGGTACAATAGCCTTAGCTACGGTAACACCATCCTTTGTAGGTTGCGGTTGACCGAATTGGTCTTCTATAATTACTGTTCTTCCTGATGCTCCAAGTGTTGAAGCTACTGGGTCATGTAGTATTTTAACCCCTTGTAATAACCCTTCTTGTGATTCTTCACCATAAACGGTTTCTGTCACCCTAATAGGTGCTTGCATTCCTTGCATAGTTATATTTTATTTTAATTATTAAACAAAGATACGAATAAATATTTGTATAAACAAAACCCCACCGATGCATCAATGAGGTTTTTAACAAAAGACTCTTTCTGGTACGCTTACTGTCAGAGGCGTAAAGAGTACTGTTACTTTTTTCTTTTCTTAGTGGGATTCCAATACTTTTTGATAATGTTCTTCTCACTCTGTAGAAGTTTCTTACCTGCTTCCTTCATCTTCATTAGCTTCTTAGCTTTAGCAGCCATCTTTCCCTTTGCACTACTTTCTTTCACATTAATTGATGCACCGTCTGACGCTACTTGAACAAAAGCAGATGGCTTTGGAGTTGTATTTCCCTTTTTCTTCTTGTCTGGCATGATTTTTTATTTTGTTTGTACAAATATACGAAGATTATAAAAACTCTGTGTGGTCTGTTGTAGTATTTGGTTCGTTATCTATTGAGATAAAGTCCAGAAAGTCTTCTTCGCATAGTTCCTCTACTCTTGATACGTAAGGGTCTGTTAGTCCAAACTCTGATTTAATGGTTGTGTGTATATGATTTTCATTGACATAACAGCCATTGTCTGTAAACATGTGTATCTTACCCTTCTTGATAATATTTTGTTCTGTCATTCCTGAGAAGTGTACAACAAAGTATCTCTTATCTATTGGTTCATCATCATTATTCATAATTTATAACAATTCTTTTTTCAAGGTTATCAAATACATTGAACTTTCCATTCAACCTTTTGCGTCCATCATTTAATGCTTCATTGATTGTCTCCCATCTACTGTGTACTTCTCCTTTTAAGTCTAGTACGCTGTATCTGGTTGATGCCCTTTCTTCTGGGTTTAAATCGCAAAAACATGTTCCAATTTCTAACCAACAATCACATTTCCTCATTACTGGGTTTTCTATTTTATTTGACTTCTTCGGCATCTACTTCCATATTTAGTGCCTCTGGTGGCGTTACTAGTTGCTCCCTCCTTTCTTTAATATCTGCTTTTAAACTGGTGGGCAGATGTTCAAACCTAATTAATTCCTGAGAACCATCTTTATCTACTTTTATCCAAAATGGAAAATATAAGTATGTTGATTCATCATGTCCAAAAGCTACTGTTCCCATTGTTTCTGCAAGGTGATGTAACTCTTTAATTCCCTTTAAGACTACATTGTATTTCATAATATTAGATTTTAGTTTAATCAAAGGTACGAAAATATATCCAAGATTCCAAAGGATTAAAATCAACGATTTGTTTTATCCAGAAATTTCCTGTAACTTTGCCAAACCTTTGTTAAGGAGGTTATCCAAAAATCTTTAAAACATTTGCACGCAGGTGCAAACAACTACAAAGCTACCATGTTGCAAGGATAGCTATGTACTGAAAGCAGCACCCCTTTTTTAATTCTCTCTTTTTTGTATCTTTATTGTTTATAACCTAAAACAAGAGAAATAATGAAGAAGATAATAATGACGTTCGCAGTACTGTTCTCAACAGCTATTATATCACACACAGATGTTCAAGACCAAAACATTTTGGCAGAATCATCCCCAAAAAGTATCAAACACATTAAAGTAGATGAACAGCTTAAACCTTATCTTATTAGGTTATATAAAATAGTTAAGGAGAATAATCTTAATGTAGATTGGAGTAAGATAGATGCTGCAGAGATACTACCGCTTAAGTACGGTATTCAAGGACTCTGGTCTCCAACAACAAATATTGTTATAATCAGCTACTATATACAGTTTCCTTTATACGCTAAAATGACTAAAGAAGAAAAGGATGATTTTGTACTAATAGTACTAGCCCATGAGGTAGGACACTCACAAGGACTAAAACATACTGATGGAAAGGGTATAAACTTAATGAACCCCACATCACAACATGATTTAGCTGTGATAAGGGGCATGGGTGCTGAACAGCATATTGTCAACACATTTAAGGCGAAGTTATAATATCATATCAAATCATCGAAACATTCGTCTAATTTCTCTTGGGTAACGCCAATATATCGTAAAGTATCGGCAGGGTTGTTGTGCTGTAGTTGCATTTGGACTATGGCTAAGTCCTTATCCTTTTTTTCGTATAGTCTCCTTCCAAAGCCTTTACGTAGTCCATGACTAGAATAACCTTCACCAAATACCTTCTTTAACAGCCTATTTACGTGTTGAGGTGAATATACACTTCCTTTCTGCGATACAAACACCATCCCTCCGAGTTGATATCTAGGTTCATCTATCATGTGCCTTAATGCCACCTTAATAGTTTGATTAACCCTAATTACCCTTCGTTTCCCAGTCTTCTGCTCATTCACCACAAACTCACCCGATTTTAGTTGGTCATACGAGATGCCCAACAAGTCGGTGATTCTCAAACCGAAATTAACCCCACATAGGATTAAAAGCCCTAAAGTTTTGTTGTGTCCACTCCTAATGAGGTGCATTCCTCTAGTGGTTGCCATGTCGTAGTCGATTACTTTACTTCCTTCAATTACCATATCATTTAATTTTAAATTCATGGCAAAGATATGACAAATATTCCGTTAATCCAAAAAGTGAACATTTTGAGCAATTACCTCATGATATTCTGGGGTCATATCTACTATAATATAACCACCTTTATGTACCCTAAGCCAAATTCCACTCCCAAATGAGCCATTTACGTGTTCTTCCTTTACTGTACCCTCTAAAAAGTACACATCTTCGATTACGTCACTCGCTAATGCTGAATATATCCATTTCATAATTAATCTTCTATTATTATAGATGGTCTCTTAGGTGGTACTTCATCCCAATCACCTAACCCATCTGTTTCGTCATCCCAATTCATTTTATCCCTCATCTGGAAAATCTAACATCCCTATTGATGAATCGTCAGGTACAATATCCATATAAGTTAGGGATTTTATAACAATATGTGATAATTCTTGACAGCCCTGACATTGAACCATTATATTTTTTGTTTCGTCATTGGTATATAACTTAAAAACGTCATTACCGCAGCTTCCGCAGCTACCTTTTGTTTTTGACTGTATCATTTTACACTAAATCTATGTCAACTTCTTCAATATCGACAAAATATACCGCTTTCCCATCAATATTTATCCCACGAGAGTTTGGTAAGTTAGGTTGAGGTGTATATTTACCATGATAACCCCCCTGTTCTTCTAAAGTATTGAATAATTTGTCTATTGTAGCCTTATCTGTAACAATAAGTGTCTCATTTCCTAGTAATTTAATTAATTCTTTCATTTTTTTAGTGTAAAGGGTTTTCCCAATGATTAGTATAATACTTTTTATAAATTTTTACCTTAAATTCTATAATTTGCTGACCTAAGTCGTTCCAACCTAGCTTTATATTGATTAAAAACCATTTCCATCTACCTGCATAGGAGATAGTCCACAGCTTTACTTCGTTTCCCCAAGAATCCAGACATATAATATCTCTGTTATCCCATCCAAGCGTGCTATAACGTTCTGAAAGACGTTCACCTTTGTTAACTGTCCATCCATCTACCCATCTATACCCATAACCTATGTACTCCGTAGTCTTAACAGGCTCTCTATACTCCCATTTAAGTCGTTTTGTAGGGAAAACATGAGGTGCAGCCACTTTTTTTGAGAATAATGAGTGGAAATTCCAACAATTATTGCGAATTGCAGCCCATTGATAGGATGTCCAGAAGTTTTTCTTCCTCCCTACCATAAAAAATGGCTCACCATAGTCTTCTTCATCGTCTAATACCACCCATAATATAAAAAACACCTTCTTATACTTACGTATTACCTTACGTAACACGTATGCCAAAGGATATACTATAAGTCCATAGGGATACATTATAAGTTTAGCTAATTGATACGATATAAATTTAATCCACTTCATTTTCTAGTTATATTTTACCCAATATTAGTGTTGATACCAAATACCAAAATCCCACTGCTATGAAAAGAATCAAACACAACGGTAATACTATTCTTAAAAATAATTTCTTCATGATTTTTCTAGTTTTTCTGAGTTATCGTGGTACACATTATACACCACGCTTGGGTCAATCCAACCCATTTTGTGTAATTCCTTGAATTTACTCCAAGATATCGTTACTTCTTTTTTCATGTTTTGTTTTTCTGGTATATTTCTTCCTGTTACGATAGACATTTGGTCTAGTAGCATCTAATTCTTCCTCTCTTGTACGGATAATCTTCTTCATATCTCTATTTCTTCGCAATCATCTATTGGGGGAGGGGTTGTAAAGTAATATCTAGGGTCGTAAACAATCAACCCTCTTTCAGATAGGTAATGCATCCTGATTAATTCATCGTCTGTCATTCTTCTTGTGTTTTTGGTATTGTAGCCAATTCCTATGGAACAGTATCCCACAAAGGAAACATATACTACACCCCATTACTGTTATTATCGCTATCATATCTCCGTCCATTTTTCATCCTCTATAACTACTCGAAAGATTTCACCAGTATCAGGGTCTTCATACCACTGCGTCCATACTATTTCAGACGCACTTACTTCATAGGAGTCTTTTATTATAATACCAGTCCGTCTGTGCATACGCACAAAGGTACGAAATAATATCATAAACTGCAAATCATTAAATTGTTATATTTGTAACAAAGTGTTATATTTTTACACTAAAAGTTAAATTACTTTTCCTTATCTTTGTACCAGTGGTCAGATAATCCAAAACTTGTGTAACTACGACACTTGGAACGAGCAATATTAAATCTGTGAAGAAATTGCGATATCCTTTAAGTCAATTCGAGCCACCAGTATCATTCAAACTTCCCAGTACAACAGCTAACAAGTGAATAGCTAACACAACACAAATTGACTAGGGGTGGCAAACTGTGAATGAATATACCCTCTCCCTTACAGTCGAGTATAGCTGTATAATAAAACTTACCTATATTTAAGTACCCTCTATATAAAGTACCCCCCATGCGATTATCACGATATCGCTTAAACCAGTTAGATAATAAGAGAGAGAAGGCTGCATATAATATTCCGAGTCGGGTGGGTCGATACGAAAACCGAATTTAGAAGTACCCCCATGTTGCATTTCATCGGATAAATCGTACATTTCAACGATAATTAGCTATTTTCATCGATAAACGGTTAACTAATATCGTTAAACTACCTTTAAACAGGTGAAATGTTCAGTTATCATGTATTTGAACGTTTTTATCGTGCAGTTCATCGAATATATTTGGTATTGTCGAATGAATAGGTTATCACGTGTATCCTATTACCTAGTATTAACATGCATGTATCGATTAACTGTATCATTTCATCGATTAACTGCATAGTCTAACTACCTTATATTGTTACATTTATAACATTTGTGTTACATTTATAACAATTCTTACATTTATATAACAATTCTTAGGCTGTCGTTTATCGATAAAACCATGCATTTCGTCGAATAATGTGCATTTCATCGATTATTTGTGCATTTTATCGAATGTACTTTTGGATTTGTTCCAGCCTTGTAACTCCCTTAAAATCAGGGTTTTATACCTTTTTGATATCGTTAACTCCTTGATTATCAGCGTTTTGGTATGTCAAATCTTTGCCGTATGTTTGTACTGTTCAAACGAAATACTGTTTAACACACGTTCTTAATCATTTCTTTATTACCTTTTTATCATAGCTTGACTATGACTACCTTAACAAGTAGTGTGACAACGTGAAAGGATAACCCGAATATAGTAGGTCATATCTTAGTAACCGTCCGTAAAAGTTAGCTTTTAAGCAGTTTAACGATAAAAAGTGTATTTCATCGAAAAAATTAGGAAATTAGAAAAATAGTTTGTATGTTTGTACTGTTGATTTGCTAGAGTAAACTAGCTACTATATTAAATCTGAGTTGCATAGTCATAGATATGCAAGGGTGTATGGGATTGCCCTGAAGTAATCCCTGTCTAAGAGTAGGTTGTTGACAAAGTGATACCTACGTGGAAATGGAGCGGGCGAATAAGCTAGCAGAATCCAAAGTACGCAAAATCCATACATAATTCATAGATAGGTCTACCCTTTTGGAAATTATGTAAATGGCAAAAACAAAGAAATTGTTCTAATTTATTAGAATGAAATCGCAGTTGAGTAAGCACGCAAGGAGTACCTTCGTGGCATCTACGGTAACAGGGGATAATTACCTGTTAACACTCCAAGAAAAATAGCAATATGGTATCATAGGGCGCAAAAGGTGAGGGGTGAAATGTCATCAAAACGAGGTAAGGGAAAAGAATCGTATTAAGCAAGAAAAACTGGGATATTACATATTACCACAGCCTATGGAGGTAAACTTTACCTTCGGTAACCTACCGTTATGCGGTTAAACATCGGAACTAGGATAGGCTCTATTAATCCATAAAAATAAGCAAAATGGACTTAAATTTAGACAGAAAAGTTGTAAACAACTTCGGAGAATTTATTGAGGTAAAAACTACACTAGCGCAAGCGAGTAATTACGTGGCATTAGTCCACAAATATGTAGACGGTGCGCACAGGGTAAGCTATTGCGCCAAAAGTTTGGGTGAAGCCAAAAAAATAACATCTAATATAATTAGATATAATCAAGCATAATTATGGCACGCAAGAGAATATATACCACAGTAGCCCTTAGATGGGAGAGGAATCCGTTACATGAACTAGGGAAATTACGAGCCAAAGAATTGGGGATTTCCGTAGACAGAGCAATAAAACTAATCCAATTAGAGGACGAATTAGCAAAAGTATAAACGATGGAAAAACTAACGATACAAGACTTAGTATGGATTAATCTTGCTATGCAAGAATATAAACCACAGTTAGGTGAAACCTACGAAGCAACAAAGCAAAAAATGGCAGATGTTCTAAAGGAGCGTGCCAAAAATCTAAGTATATGAACAAAAAACAAAGAAGAGCATTCAATAAATTGAAGCACAGGAATATTGCCGTCCGAGAATCAATCGATGGACACGAAGATAGAGGAATCTTTTGGATATGGACTGAAGGATTGACAGACGATACCACAGAAAATCTGGATTATTATGGCAATAAGTGGGGAAGCGAGAAGCTAAATGAAATCCTAGCGGAAGCAGGGTTATGGTTTGAATGGCAAAATCCTGCGGTGGCAATCGTTTGGGAAGATTAAACAAAAAACACTCTCATCAGGGCGTGCTACGGTGCGCCCATAAAACAAAAACAATGGATACAATCGTAGATTATTACATGGCATTGGGTACTTATGTAGTACTTATAGCACTAGGTTATGCAGTTTACCGATATTTTCGTGCAGTTTGTCGAAAATAATTGGATGGCTTAAAGTAAAGGCATACATTTGTCAAACAAAATCGTAGAAATTATGTACGAAATAATATTTTATACTGCATTTGCAGTAATAGTAGCACACGTAGTATGGGTAGCATACAAAGAACTAAAACAATAATCATGGGAAATTCAAAACGAAAGAGCAACAAAGTTGTATGGTTAGACAATGGAAATGTATTTGTTGTATGGAAAGGTAAAACTAGCAACAAGAAAATTACCGATGGTAAACCGTTGGTTCAAACGTATACATTTTCAATGGAGCAATGGACTTTAGCTACAAATCATGAAGGATTTGGAATGAAAGTATTCTTTAGCTTAGATGCAAGTAACTGTTTGGATTGTCCTTTTAGCGGAAATCAAGGCGAAGGAGGATGTTATACCCACAAGTTTAACCAGTATGTAGGGTTTCTAAGTATGCTAAGAAGCATAAAACCATTCCATTTAACTCCTTTGGATTATGAGAAAAGAATGGAAATTATCGATATGTGTTACGGCACGTATGTAAGGTTCGGTACTTATGGTGAGCCAAGTCTATTACCCTTGTCATTGGTCGAGGAAATGGCTTCTTATAGCGATAGCTATACAGGATATACTCACCAATGGAAAAAGGATTGGGCTGAAGGATATGGTGACTATTTTATGGCATCAACCCACAGTCAATTCCAATCTGACGTAGCTAAAAAATTAAACTATCGTAGCTTTATAGCTACCAAAGATGGCACTGAAGACGCAGTGGTTTGCCCTGCATCTAATGAAGCAGGCTTTAAATCTAACTGCGCTACGTGTGGCTTATGCTCTGGACTAAAGGGCAAAGGTAGTAAGGATGTTAAGATAATGGAACATTAAACCATAGAAATTATGAACAAAGAATTGAAAGTATGGCAGTTACAACGTATTGCTAAAATTGGGTACAAAGATACCGACAAATGCGCTACGTTGTTGTATAACCTAGATTATACACCGATTGACCTATTGGAGGTGCAAACATATCTAACAACTGAAGAACTTATTCACATTAGTATTGAATTCGGTTGTCAATTAACAGAGGAAACTCATGGAGTGCTACTAAAATATAAACAATAAACACTATCATCATGGAATACGAAGAATTAATTATTAAGGAATTACAAAGTGTTGTCCACTATTTAAGGATGGCTCTTAGACGTTATCATTGGAATGACGAAACAGACAAGGCTAAAACTTGTGAGGCAAATATTAAATATTATGAACAACAACTTAAAACCATGCAAGATGAACGAGCCAAAGCATAACCTAGAAATATTAGAGGAAAAACTTAAACGACACGACTGGTATTACCAGTATTCAGATGACCACAGTGCATGGAAACGTGGTTGTAGGCAAGCGGAGGAAATCCAAAATATAATGGAAAACTTAAAACAAAATGACTTCGGTCAACAAGCTAAAGATTTATATAATAAATATTTAAACAACAAATAAGATGGCTAAATTTATCAATAGTGCAGGGAAGAAAGTTAGAATTGACATGGGAAACAACGTGTTTCTTAACAACAAATGTATGAATACATTTAAAGACAAATTACCAACTGATTGGCAAGGTTGGAATCAAAAAATGGTATTGGATGGCGTTGAAGATGGACAACTTACACCTTATGAAGATAAGGTAGTAGTAACAGGACACGTACCTAGCTTTAGCTATGGCTCTAATCCTGATAACGATGGTAAACCATATAAGGTGGAAACAGGACACGAAGCATGGTAAAACTACAAGTATGAAAAACACTCTCATCATTTTGTTGGCAATGCTACTAGGTAGTTGTGCCGATGGACTTGTTACAGATTATGTAACATTTGATAAACCTGTAAATACAACGGCACAATTACCCTATCAAGGGTGTTGTGCTATTATCATTAACCACAAAGCTAAAACGGTTAATTACCTTAGCGAATTAGGTACTGATATTGAGCCTTATTCTTCACTAGAAGAAATGGATGAAATTATAAATTCAATGCAAGAGCATTGTTATCACGAACATTACATAGAATATTAAAGCTAAAACATGGAAATTATGAAAGTACGAATTTTAGAAACACCAAAAGGTAGAAAACGTCAAAACTATTTTAAAGATGGTAGCATAGCTACAAAGATAGAAGCCGAAACCCCTATGGAAAAATTCCTTGAAGGTTCTGGTATGTTCATCTTTAGGGGCGTACATAAGGATGGAGTAGGTACGCTAAAGCAATCCCTTGAAGCATTTGAATACGAAATAATAAAATAAAATATAAACAATTAAATTAAATATTATGCAAGCATTACAAAAAGAATTATTATTACAAGGATTTATTGCTAAAGCAAGAACAGGAAAAATCTTCACAGTAACTTTCCGTAAAAAAGATGGAACTGTAAGGGCGTGTAACGCTCGACTAGGAGTAACCAAAGGTTTAACAGGCAAAGGTCTTGCTTGGAAACCAACAACTAGAGGAATGATACCTGTATATGATATGCAGAAAAGAGAATACCGAATGGTAAACTTTAACACTTTACTATCCATTAAAATGGAGGGTAAAACATACCTACAATGGTAATGGGTAGACAAAAAGAATCTACCACAACAACTAAAGTCCTGCCAATAGCCAGAATGAACTTTAATCTGGCAAAGCAGGACTTAACGTTTAGGGATGGCTACCTTATTAAGGTAAAGAGGTTAGGTAAAGTAAAGAGCATAGGCGATATAGAGAAAATGCTCCTTGCAACAGATGACCACATTAAATTTCTAACAGACACAGGGTGTCTAATTAATACATAGTACATGGCATATCAGAAAGATATGAAAAGCAGATGGCACTTAGCAGGGTGGATAGCGTTATTCGTTATCTACTCTGTGCTATTTTATTTTGGACATTTAATTTTTAATTATACATAGTTATGAATAGAGTTATTAACATATTTTCGGCAACCACTCTCATCATGTGGGCGGTGCTTATAGTCCTTAGCGTTGCAGGTGTAGAGCCTAAAACAATATCTGCACTAGCAATCATGTTTGTAGGGGCATGGATGGTTATCATTGGGGTAGCTATATTTATTATTAATATAAGTAAAAAACAATAGAAATTATGAAAGCAACATTAACAAGTTACCGAACTTATCATAAGGAAATTACATATGATATAGAAATAAAAGAGGATGTAGATAAAGGAGAGGATTTATATGATACGTTATTTGAATCCATAGATTACGCCCTTGAAGAATGGTTATTTAATAAGGCAGAATTTGAGGATGGCGAACCATTAGACACAGACCGCTATGACGTATATGACGAAGAAGGGAAACAAATAACAGGTGGTCACCTATAAATTATTAACCTAAAACAATAGAAATTATGAAAACAGATTACGAAAACGCTTCAGAAAACGGTAAGTGTAAATGTTGTGGCAAAGAACTAAATGGTCTATATGATGATGACTATTGTTCAAGGGAATGTAAATTAGCGGAATATTAACCTAAAATAATAGAAATTATGAAACAAGTATATGTAATACCACAAGATTGTGTTGAGCATTTAATTGAAGATGGTATCTTCACAGACAGGGAAAAAGTTAAAAGAATCGGTGCAAAATGTGGTGAAATCCTAAGCCCTATCGACTATGAAATAGGGGTGAACAACGGTGACATCGATTTAAACGAATCATTAATATTAATAGATTAAATCATGGAAAACAATAAAAAATCTAATTACCCATACGAAGAAGGTGACGATTATTACGCCTTAGAACACCTAGACAACGGCAAGGTTAACATAATCTGGTCATGTTGGGATGACGTAAGCGAAGAAATCTACGATGAAATACAAGAGAAACAAGATGGTTTCCCACCATTGTACTTCGATGAACTAGAAACTGTTGAACGTTTTTGTAAGCACTTTGGCTTACAGGTTAACCAAGTGTATGATTATCAGGCAGTTGGGTATAAGGAAGATTTATTAACGATAAACAAAAATCAATTAAACTAAAAGTTATGAAGAAAATATATTAAACAATAGAAATTATGGACATAATAGATTTTGCAGAAAGTACTGATTGGGAATGGTTTGCTCACCAAAAGGAATTATTATTAACCCAACAGAAAGAATGGAATGAATGGTTGGAAGACGATGCTAAGAAATTTGAAGAACTCTTTTCAAGCAAAGAACAATTCCTTAAGAATAAACAATGGTTAATTGAGAAATTAGAGAAACTTGATGGACTTATTAACTTTTTGGATTCATTACAGGATTTACTTTGTGATGAATATGGATTTAAACCAAGTTTAATTTTTACAAAAACACTCTCATCATGATTTTAGAAAAAGGTGACAATGTGACTTTTCAAGTCATTATCGGGGTCGATTACTCTGGTAGAATATTGAGTATTGGAGAAAAAACCTACGGAGTATGGTCAAGTGGTGATGAAAGTCCTAATGATATTAACAATTTCGGAGTATACCATTGTCCGAAAGATAAAGTAACGAAATTATGATGAAAACAGAGGTTGATATTTTATACGAAAAATTGTCTAGTTGTTATGACGATATAGCTAAACTAGAGGCAAAGCTAGAATGGTTTGGAAACTTTGCTGACATTGTGCAAACTAATCATAACTTATATGATTTGGCTTGCGAATATGCTGATGACATGGAAAGATATACCAAAGAATACCCCTTTGATGAGGGGGATGACTATTGGACTATTGAAGATAATGAAATAGTATGGAGTTGTTGGGATGACGTAAGCGAAGAAATACATGCTGAAAATCCAAACCAAATGTATTTTGATACAGAGTATAAGGCTCATGAATACCTTAGAGAAAATTGTGGTAACCCTAAACAATAATCTCATGGCAGATATAACAAAGACAGTTAAAATAGTATTAACAAAAAAAGAGGTTGAATCACTTGATAACATTGTTATGAAATTCGTAGTAGAAACGGATTACAATGATGAAGGTGCAACTTACACAGTAACATATCCTAAAGAATAAAATTATGGACGAAGAAATTAAAGACCTAATTACCTATGAGGTAGAGAAACTAGGCTTGGATTATATCCAAAAGAAAATAACAAAAGAAGAATTACAAGCATCTGTTGGTGCTATTATTAAGAAATATAAACCATTGGTATGAGAGAAGCAAGATTTTGGTTTCGGATATTTAGATTACTATGTATCATAGGACTTGTAATGATAATTGGGTTGGTGCTATGTACGGCATTCGCATCAACCACTCTCACCAACACCCTAGAGTTCCTACACACTGCGTTAGAGTATGTATGGAAGGGGTGTGTTATTTCAATAGTTGCAAGTCTTTTCCACTATTATGCAGAAAAACTTAAACTTTAAACCTTAAAATTAAATATTATGTTAAAATTGAACAAAGATTACAAAGGTAACGACCTTGAACAACAATTTAACCTTAACGTAGATGATTCTGTACCAGAATTATGGTCTGAAACACAAGACAAAGTGAATGATGCCGTCCGTAAGCAGGTGGGTGAAATTATTTCATCGGGTGACCTTGATGCAGATTTTGATGCCACAGAGGCAATGAATATCTTCTTTGAGGCGTTCAACACACAAGACTTACAAGATGCAATGTTGTTGCAGTTTGTAATGGCTGATATTCAACAGCGCACTAGACGAATGTCTGACAATGCTGCTCCTGCTATGCCCGAACTTAGTGGGCTACTTAAGGAACTTCTAGAAGAACAAGACGAACAAGACGAACAAGAAGACATCCTGTAATAAGAATGTTAAAATTATGTTAAATATTTGGATAATGGTGGTGGATGAACTACATTTGCCACCGAATCCAATTAAAACCAGAGAAAAATGGCAAACAAAATCACAGCACAAGAAAACTTAGGTACAGGGAGCTTTATAAAGTCTTTTGTTACCGAAGGTCACCTTGTAAAAGACAAAATGTACCGAGTTAAATCGGTAAATCAAGAAGGTAAGTATGTAATACTTGACGTTAACTTTAGTGGTCACGAAGAACTTAAAGGTAAGACGATTTCATTTCATGGTCGGTTCACATTAATGAAGGAATCGCAAGTAAAGGCTGAATTTAAGAGAATGTTAGACACTCTCACTTTCGTGGCAGGGCAAGAGTTCTTAGATGTACGTACTGGTGAGGTTATCACAGTTGATAGCACTTCAAGAACCCACATACTAGCCAAGTTCGGCAAGTTCATGGGTGTTAAGATTGGTGGTGGACACGTATGGTTTGCAGGTAAGGGATGGGCTATGCCAATGGTAGACCTTGAAACATTACCAGATACTGTACCAGATTTAGAATCAGTACCTACGGAACTACCTAAGACGTTCTATGTAATAGCTGAAACAAAATCTGATGCTACACATATATGTAACACTTACACAAGTTCTGAGTTTATCAACGAATGGAATGTATATGAGTCCGAAACTGTATACAGGGTAGCAAATGTAAGTGCTAAAGTAGATGGCTTTGCAAGTCTTGACTTTGCAGAAGAAGATAACAAGATACTTATATTTACATATGAGCAATGGAATGCTATTGCAAATCCAGAAACACCAGAAACAAAACAACGTAAAACCGTAAGCATGACAGGAACTAGTAGTATTGAATCACAAATCCTTGCAGTTGTTGATGAGCATTTAGACACTCATGAAACAAGACAACACATTTCCAACGCAGTTGAAAAGTTACTCAACCAATGGGGAATTGATAAGAATGTACGTCAGCTAGAGGTGTCTGTAAACAACAAACCTCATGTATCGGTAGGTAAGGTACACTTCAAGTATGACCTAGTGCTTAAATGTATGATGGCACGTACTAACGTAGCACTTGTAGGTGCTGCAGGGTCAGGTAAGACCACTACGGTAGCAAAAGCTGCTGAGGCATTAGAACTTAAGTTCTACTCTAAGTCGGTATCGGCTCAGACAGGAGCGCATGAGTTCTTTGGCTACCAAGATGCTAACGGTAACTATGTTAGGACATTGTTTAGGGATGCTTACGAATTTGGTGGTGTCTTCCTGCTTGACGAGTTCGATGCAGGTAACCCTAACGTACTGGCTGCGCTTAACCAAGCGACTGCTAATGAGCATTGTGCCTTTGCAGATGGTATGATTTCCAAGCACTCCGACTTCATCTGTGTAATGGCAGGTAACACGTTTGGACATGGTGCTAATAGCGAGTATGTTGGACGTAACAAGATAGATGCAGCCACGTTAGATAGGTTTGCATTTATTGACTTCCCTTACGATGAAGACTTAGAGCATGCACTTGCAGGTAATAAAGCATGGTGTAAGAAAGTCCAAGCGTTCCGTAGGAAGGTAGAATCTAAGAAAATCAGGACTATTATCTCACCTCGTGCTACAATTATAGGTAGCCAGTTGTTAGAGAATGGCGTGTCCGAAGCGGAGGTTATGGAATTAGTAATCTTCAAAGGACTGAATAACGAAGAACGTAATCTTTTAAAATAATATATTATGACTGTAGATGAAAACGGAATGTTAAGCGTAGGCGATATTAAATATGCTGTCTTTGGATATGGTGAGTTTATCAATTTTGGTACAACTACACCAAAGCATGAAAATTGCAAAGAAGAATCTTCTAAGAAAGAATGCTCGGAAGGTGGATGGTCTGGCACAGATACGTGGGAAACGGCAGTCAAATATGCAAAGCATGGTTGGGATGCAGGTATTAAGAACATGCAAGACTACCTGCAAACAGACTCCACTCTCATCAATGTCGAACACTCTCTGGTTGGACATGCCGTAGATGTCGGGCGTTTCTTACAAGGAGTGCCTGACACTATGGTAACTTTCTACGATGATTCATATCGTAACAAAGCACCATTGACTGTATATACCAAGCTAACATACTTGGCTGACGTAAGCGGTGAGGATGCTATGGAGTACACTTCTAAGATATTAGAAACCATCGCAATATTAAATCGTACCTTTAACGTAAAGTTAGTTGGTGTGTTTGATAGCATAAATAAACATACTACTAATATGGTATTAGTAAACATCAAGGACACCGATGAACGCTTTGTGCTTAACAACCTAGCGTTTGCTTACAACCCTGCTTTCTTTAGAAGGTTCTGGTTCAAGTGGCTAGAGACTACAAGCATGTGGTCACAAGGGTACGGTAGTTGTCCTGATGGTACGTTTGGTAAGAACAAGGTGGGCAAAGCATTGACTAAAATACTACCTCCACAAGAGCAGGTAATATTTATGCCTGATGTATATAGCAGGAAGGATATTGACCCAGTAGCTATAGCTAAGGAAGCTGTGGCTGAACAATTACAAAAACAACAAAGATGAGGAAAAAAGCTAAATTTGTAATAGAAATAGAGTACGAGGCTGAGGAAAAAGGCATGGACACGAGTAATATAAAGATTATTCAATGTGATGCCGAAGGTGACTACAAAGGTCTAACCTTAGCCCTTACAACAGGCTTGGCGTTTGCAAGCGAAAAGGGTAGAAACCCTAAAGAAATCTTTGCAGAGAAATTGAGGCTATTGCGCTCAACAGGTTCTGCTTTGATGAACATGATTCAAATCGTAAAAAATCAAGGCGAGATTGAAGGGGAACTAGAAGGTGACCTTGAAGAAGGATTAGCTGCTGCTATTAAGTACGCAGTCAACCTAATATCAATGGGTGTAGGTAACATACTAGGTATTAGTAACGAATATGTTGAAGAACTCAACAATGAATATACAGATGCAGTTAACGATAATAAAACAGATAAAGATGGGAAAGATGGACAAAAAGGAACTGGACAGTCTTCTTACGAAGATTTCCTCTAAGGCTAAACAAGAGCAGGAAGGATATGACTATGCAGGGTATGGTAAAATATCAGACCTTAAGCTAACACCAGAGCAGTTAAAATCTGCGGTGGATATTATGTGGGGTATCTGCATGGAAATGGACAAGGACACTAGAGATAGGGATTACCTATTTGGTGGTGGACTTATTAGGTCTAAAGATATATTTCTGTCTCAAAGAGAGCAAGACATAAAGATACCAAAGGATAAAGAGGAAAAGTTTCGTGAGAAATTAGAGAACATGAGACCTTTGGTAGAGTTTTTAATCAAGTTAAAAGAAATAATCTAATGACTAAGACACAGGCAGAGGCACGAGCGGTATTTACTGATACCTTTATGCAACGTATATTAGACAAACAAACCACTCTCATGGATATTTGGATGGACGCTATGAAAACGTCACCTGTAAGGGAGATAATGATTGTTAAGCAACGAAATACAGAAACTGATAGGACAGAGATTGTTGAAAAGTCTGTGCTTAGGCGTGGCTATAAGATACAGTACACAGAAAAGACAGGTCTATATGAACTGTTCCGTACTAACACATCTGACTACTACAAGCATGCATCTAACGCAGAGATAGCTTTGTTTGAAAGGAAGGGATGGCTTGCAGCCGTTGACACACAACAGATAGCTAGAGACAAAATGCGTTTGGCTAAGTATAACAAGAAGATTGACAATGCAAACGAACAACGCAACGATTCTCTTATGACACATTGGCGTAGACGTAGGTTAGAGTTAATCGATAACATTTCCTCTATTGAGGAGAAATTAAATTCATAATCATGGAAAAATTATATTTAGTATTTTGGGAAGGCGATGGCTGTAGTAGAGAATCAGCAAGCGCATATTACACGGAAGTAGTTGAAGCAACTTCAAAAGCAGAAGCAATAGGTAAGGTTCTACCTTATGTTGAGAAAGACTTTGAAAGCGAGGAACAATACAAAGAGGAACTGGCTGATTGGTCAGCAGAATTGGTTAGAAAAATAATTAGATAATTAACGAATCCAAGCGATTTGGAAATTAGAATAATAATCCGTACATTTGTACACTAAATCAAATATTATGCAAATAAAAAAACTTCAAATACCAGATGATATGGCTGAACACTTAGGTGTGGATAAAGCCAAGACTGATGCTAAACTAGCAGCAATCGTAGAATCTAAGAAAGGTCTAACTGTAGATGAAATCTTAGACAGTAAGAAAATGTGTGATGACTACAAGGATTTTACACATGGTGAAATGGTAGCATTATTTATGGACTCTGCGTCAGAGGCAGGTTACCTTAGATATAAGATGGAGAGACTCCTTGATTCTGGTATTGTAGACCCCGAAGAATTAATTGAATTTATGGAACAGGGTAATCCTGATACAGATTTACTAGGCGATATATTTGGTTCACCAAAAGATTTTCTTTAACCCTTAAAAATAACAAATGGCAAACAAGTTAAACATTAGACAAAAACTGTCTAAAATCCAACAAGAAATTAAAGTAAACAAAAGCCAATACAATGCTTTTGGTAAGTATTACTACCGTTCAGCAGAGGATATATTAGAAGCTATCAAGCCTTACGAACTTAAGTATGATGTACTGTTTACAGTAAATGATACTATGATTCCTATTGTTGAAGCAGTGGATACTCCATTGGTATATATACAATCATTGGCTACTATAATGGACTGCGAGACAGAGGAAAGTTTATCTGTAAGTGGTCAAGCATTAATTGACTTTCAAGCTAAGGGTATGCAAATGCCACAACGTACAGGGGCAGCGAGTAGCTATGCTAAGAAGTATGCATTAGGTAACCTGTTGCTATTGGATGACACCAAAGACCCTGATGGCACTAACACACATGGTAAGGACTTAGCAAAAGCACCTGCCAAGCCTGCAACTGCGAGACTTAAGGCTATGACACCAGAAGAAGCCAAAAAGTTTAATACGGCTATTGCAGAAGGTAAATTTGCACAGGTAGAGAAATACCTACCCAAGTATGCAGATAGTATGGTTAAAGAAGATGTTCTAAAGGCATTAGCTGACGCTAAATCAGGTATACTAAAAAAGTAATAGATATGGAAGAACATGATGAGATTATAGAACTCCTACGTGATGATGCTAACTATTTCGGTGAACTAGGGAGTAGGTTCATATCTAATTCAGACATTAATGTGCTATGTAATAACCCAGACCTATATGGTAAGATACAGTATGATGACAATGCTGATTACCTTAAGGGTAAATGGCTACACCTTAGAGTTCTTGAACCTGATAATGTAGACAGTATGATTGTTGTTGATGCAACTACCAGAAACACAACAGCTTATAAGGAAATTGTAGAAAAGCATACTATTGATGGCTTTCCAAAACCTATGTTTCTCTTGAAGAAAGAGATTGTAGAGTTGGAAGGTCTTGCACGTAAGGTGGAACTTAACCCTGACTTTCGTGAGGGTCTTCAAGACCATAGGAAACCGTTTGAGGTAGAAGAACCAATGATAGGCGAACTGTTTGGTTACCAATTTAAAGGTAAGGCTGACAGGATTAATAACACTCTTGGGTTTGTGGCTGATTTTAAAACAACTAGGTCACTCTCACAATTCAAGAAGAACTTTAAACAATATGGTTATCACACACAGGCTTACATATATCAAGAACTGTTTGGGATGCCTGTAAGGTTCTATGTTATTGACAAATCTAATGGAAGACTAGGCATATATGATGTAAGCCCTGAGACCCTGCAACAGGCTGAGGAGCGTGTTAAGTGGGGCTTAGAGAAGTTAGAAATGTACTACGGTCAAACCCCTACAGAAAATGTAGAACAATATTACGAATATTTAGAACTTTAATATTAATTTAATCCAAATTCAATTATGAGAAATTTAATGATGGCAGTAGCTTTACTGTTTGCCACAGTGACATTTGCACAAACATGGGAAACTGTAACCTACAAAGATGATTTTGGAGACCCTACAGGAGAAAAAGCATTACGTTTAATAACTACAGGGCTATTCTCAAATAGCGCAACTAGTAATTCTAAAACGGCTGCTAAGGTTGTAGTTGATTTTGACTATGAAAATATCGAAACAAACCTTAAAGGAAGTTTAGATGTATATGACTATGCCACACCACCTGCTGCAACACTAACATACACAAGCGCACATGGAACTATCAAAGTTAAAAGAGAAGATGGAACTGTTGAGCATTATAAAGTGTTTGCAAGTGAAAATGGAGGGATGTACTTCTATCAAGATTTCTTAGACTTACTAATGCAAGGTCATCGTGAGAAAATCCAAGTTGTTATTAGCGAAAGGAATTTTTCAAAGTATGGGAGTTCAATTTATGTATTCCCTTTATACACAAGATAAGCTGCCGTAATGGTAGGGGCTATGCCCAAGTGATAACCAAATCTATTTTATGAGAAAGTGTTTAATTGTTTGCATGTTATTAGCAATGAAAGCTAATGCAAATGAGTACAAGGAAATTATTGAAGTGCTTAAGCACGTAGAAACCAACAACCAACCCGAACTAATCGGGGATAATGGAGATAGCTACGGAGTATTGCAAATTCAATGGCGAGCGGTACAAGATGTAAACAGGTACTTTGGTACTAACTACACACATGACCAGATGTTTAGAGTCGAGTGTGCAGAGGAAGTAACAAGCCTGTACATGCAGATGGGAGCAGAATTGTACGAGAAACGTACAGGAAAGCAACCTACAGAGGAAATCCTTGTTAGAAATCACAACGGTGGTATCTACAGAGGTTACAAAGTTAAAGCAACACTTAATTATTATCAAAAGTACCTACGGTACAAATCTAAATTAAATTAACGATTTGCATATTACGAATTAGTGTCGTATATTTGTAGTCTAAAACAAATTTAAAAGTTATGAGTGATTTAAAAGTGACTGGCACAATAACCAGAATTATGGACATCGTAACAGGAGAATCCGCAAACGGTGCATGGTCGAAAGTAGTTTTCGCCATTGAAACAGATGGTGAATATCCTAAGACGGTAGCGTTCACAATCTTTGGTGCTGATAAGGTAGACAAATTCCTTAAGTACAACAAAGTAGGAAAAAAGGTAGAGGTTTCCTTCGATGTGAAAAGTCGTGAGTACGATGACAAATTCTTTACTGACTTAAATGCTTGGAAAGTGTGGGGTCTTGAAGGTCAAGAGGCTGCAGTACCTGCAGGTGAAGACGAAGAAGATGACCTGCCTTTCTAGGGTAATTCGTATCTTAATTATTGACCCTCACCACTACGGTGGGGGTTTTTTAACCTCTAAATTCAACTTAATATGTTCAAAGTAAAACTAAAAGACGGCAGGTCTTATTCAGTAACAGAGGCACTTGCCGATTCAATGAGAGAAAACATTGAAAACAAAACAGACAAAGTGGTGTACCATGATAAACTTAATGGTTCATTTATGATTAAAACGTCTGACATACAATCAATAGAGTTATGAAATGTAAGATTTGTAAGAGCGAAACGGACGTTGTACACTTAATCAACAGAGTTGAAGTACACGTATGCGACCATTGTTCTAAGATAATCTTCTACAACGTAGCCAAATCAGTAGCGTTCAATAAAACTATCTTCGACATAGGTGCTAAGAAAGAACGCAAGCCAGTTGAACAGCATCCTGAGATTGCTGCCGATGTACTAACGTACCTCTACACCGAACTACTTAAACAAAGAGAGGCGTTTACTCCTGATAAAGTTCCACAAGGTTATTTGGAATTAATATCTGCCAGAGTAAACTACGGACACACAGCAGATGAACTGAAAGCTGTTGCATACTTAAAGTATAAGGAATGGGTAAACGGTGAGAATGAGAAGTATCTAAGAGCAGATACTCTTTATAGACCTACGAACTTTAAGCGTTATCTAGCTGAGGTTGAGGTTAAGAAACCTAATTGGAAAGTTGTAAGCACAGCAGACCAAAAGAAAATAATTAAAGAACTTAATTCCTACGGCATAAGCGGAGCGACAGATGAAACAGATAAGCTAGCCAAGAAGTTAATGGCTACAGGCTATACCAGAAAAGAATTTCTTAATAACTACTTAAAAGAAAAGATATGAGTTACGATGACAACCCTTGTAGATTAGCTAACATTATTGTTAGAAAAGCATTCGCAGGTAAGACCGATAATGCAGGTCTACCTTACATTAATCACCTTGTAACAGTTGCAAATAATGCAAGAGGATATATTTCTTATGGACATCAAGTTGATGACAAGGATATAGAATGCACAGCATTACTGCATGACTTGCTTGAAGACTGCCCAGAATGGACAGAAGGTGCGCTTAGAACGCTGTTTAGCGAGACTGTGGTTGATGCTGTAGTAGCATTGACAAAGAAGCCACAGAGCGAATCTTATAGAGAATACATACTACGTGTAGCAGCCAATCCTTTAGCAAAGATTGTTAAGTTGGCTGACCTAAAACACAACATGGATATAACTCGCCAAAAGTCATTCGATGACGTAAATATTGAAAGACTAGAGAAGTATCACCAAGCATACGTAACCCTTAAAAATATCAATTCATAATGAATATAAGCGTATTCCCAGACATTAAGAAAGTAACAAGACCTCCTGCTAAAGTTAATGTAGATAAGGTGCTTGAACGAATCCGTACTGGCGAGAATGGCTTGAAGGAACTAATAGAAAGAATTAGGGTTGGTGATGGTAATCGTGAAGCACTTAAAAAAGAGTTAGGTGCGATTATCTTTGCAGGTTATTGTGGTAATGGGATAGAGAAAGTTAACAGGGCAACTGGTAATAAGTATCTATCCTATCGTGATGACCCCTCCCTTACAGAGCATAGTGGATTGTGTGTAATTGACTTAGACCATCTAACAGAGTTAGATAAGTGGAAGAAACACTTTATGACCGATGAACACGTTTACTCTGTATTCGTTTCACCTAGTGGTGATGGTCTTAAAGTTATCTATCGCATACCTGCAGACATAGATATGCATAGAGCCTACTATCGAGCAATCCTTGATGATTTACAAGGCTTAGGACTTAAAGTAGACAGCACTAGTGTTAATGAATCTCGTGTATGTTTTATAAGCTATGACGCTAATATTCACATAAATAAGCAAGCAACTCCCTATGAGAAATTCATGGTGGAGAATGAGAGTGATGCCGATGATGGTGCTATTAAGAAAGGCACAGGCTTAACTGATTTTGAAAAGCTGTCCATCGCTGCAAAGATGATTGATGGTGCAAGGGATGGTCATAAACACCGTACCTTAATTAAGGCATCCTATTTAATGGGTGGCTATATTGCATCCAAGTTTGTTAGAGAGGATGACGCACGTAAGATGTTGCGTGATAGGATTAAAGCTAAAAGTCCATCTGATTTGGAAATGGCTTACAATACTATTGAGGATGGCTTACAGGAAGGTAAGCACAAACCTATCTATGAGATTGAGCAGATAGAGAAGGAATTTAAAGTTCAGCTATTACGTGATAAGTACGAGAGCGAGGACAGAGGGTTTACATTCTTGATTGACCGTAACGAGACTGACCGCAAGATGATGGATATTATCGTTAATGGTGTGCAGCAGGGTCTACCTATAGGTATTCCAGAACTAGATAAGCACTTTAGGTTGAAGGAGAATAACTTTTCTGTGTTTCTTGGACATGACAACGTTGGTAAATCTACCCTTGTATGGTGGTTATCTGCTGTTGCTAGTGCCAAGCATGGTTGGAAATGGCTTATCTATTCACCAGAAAACAAGATAGAAAAGATTAAGATAAATCTTATGGACTATGTTCTTGGCAAGAGCGTTAAAGAATGTAGCCAAGCCCAGTTACAACTGGCTCGTAAGTTTATTGATGAACATTTTTACTTTATTCGTAAGGATAAGATGTACAGTATATATGACGTATTAGAATTTGGTAGGGTAATGATTGATAAAGACCCTGCTATTAAAGGATTTATGATTGACCCTTACAACTCGTTGATGATGGACTATAAAGAATATGGTCAAGGGCTGTCAGGTTATGAGTATCACATGAAAGCAATATCTGCTATTCGTATTTTCTCTGAAACCCATTGTAGTGTGTATGTTAATGCTCACTCGGTTACAGAATCAAGACGTATGAAGATAGACGATAACGGTGATATTCCACGTCCATTCAAAGCACACATTGATGGTGGTGCTATGTGGGGTAACCGATGTGATGACTTTTTTGTTATCCATAGACAGGTTAAGAACCCTGAGACATGGATGATTACGCAGTTGCATGTTGATAAAGTTAAAGACACCGATGAAGGTGGCGAAGTAACGAGAGGTGAAGACGAGGCTGTTGAATTGCAATTTTGGCATAAGGCAGACTTTGTTGACCCTGAGACTAGGAAAAGCCCACTTGCGGAATGGAGGCTTAAATTCTTCAAAGTGGGAACACAAAAAACAATGGTACTTGATGACCTTCCATCAGGTGACACTATGACTGGTGACCTTCCATTAGGTGACCCTAACACAGCATTTTAAAAGTAAGAGATATGAAAGACCACGAAAAGTATGCGGAGGAAGTAAAGAATGACATTAAAAATATCCCTTTGTGTGGGGTAGATGACTTAGCAATCTATGTAATTCAAAAGCAGATAGATTTAGTGGATGAAATATCAGTACAATCAATGGCAGAGGTTGTGGTTAGAAAACATAAGCTACTTACAAAAGCAATAGAACACCTAAAACAGAAGATATGAATGCAGAAGATATTATTTGTCCACATTGCGGTTATTACTGCTTAGGAAATGGAGGAATATTTTGTATAGACAAACCATTTTTTGTACAACAAGAACTAGAACACCTAAAGACAAAGATATGAAAGACCACGAAAAGTATGCGGAGGAAGTAAGGGAGTTGTTTAAGGATGATATTTGCGAATGCGATTGTGAGGATAAAGAACATCAACACGATTCATTGAGTGGGTTTTGTGCAATTCATGCAGAAAAAAGAAAATCAAAATTAGCCATCATCCACATACAAGGGCAGATAGATGAAATAAAAGAAGGAGTAAGATGGATTCATGGAGTATCAGAATACGCAGAAGGTAGGGTAGTATTTCTACAAAAAGCAATAGAACACCTAAAGACAAAGATATGATGGAAAAACAAGATTTTATTAACAAAGAGAATTGCAGTCATCAGCTTAAACAAGGCTACCATGCAGAGGATTTTTGCGTGTACTGTGTAAAATGTGATTTAACCCTTAACGGAATAATATTAAAGACATAAAGGAAATAAAGATATGAAAAACATGAAATTACAAGCAAAAATTGAATTAGTACTAATTGCCATTCTGTTTATTTGGCTGTTTATATTTTTTACCATTTAAAGAAGAAGAATTATGAAAAAACTATTGACAATCGCAATGTTATTTGCAACGTGTGCAATTTTTGCACAAACCAGTTTCGCTATTGGAGCAGGTGTATTTGAACAGTCTGGAATTATAGGCGTAAGTCTAGGAATGCAGACAGAAGTAAACCATGAGTTTACTAGAAACTTTGGGGTGACAGGAGATTTCACCTATGCTAAGTTACAAGATGGTGATGGTAGAGAAGTCTATCTTATGGGTGGGTTAATAGACACGCCTGATGGTTCTACCTTTAATCAAGCATCTATGCTTGTAACGTATAAGATATTCACCTATGACGAGAGAATGGCAATTCGTATAGGAGCAGGTGGTGCGTATCAGAACTGGGAAGACATTTACCCAACAGCGCAGTTAGACCTTATTGCTTTTGCGGATGCAAACTTTTACCCTTATCTTTCATGGCAACCAGTATTTAGAGGTGGCTTTGGTGAAGGTGATGGATGGTCACATACAGTAACAATAAACCTAGCAATTAAGTTATGAAAGTAAAACTCTTAAAGAAACTGAAAAAGAAATTCCCTATCAAATACTACAAACTTAGGGATGAAGTAAAAGATTTTCAAACTGGTGAGTTAATCAAAGGAAGGTTTGTTGTTGTTAGACCTTATTATCTTTCAGAAAGTGGTAGGAAAAATGTACACATATACTGTTCAACCAAGAAGGATGCTCTAAGAAACCGAAGGGAGATTATCTTTGATGAATTGAACTACCAAAGAAAAAGAAAGGAACGCCAATATAAAACTATTACAATATGAAGTTATTAATTATAGGTCATGCAAGACATGGCAAGGACACAGTAGCGGAAATAATTGGTCAGCACTTTGGATTAACATATAAAGCATCCTCTCAGGCAGCAGCCGATATATTCATATATGATGAACTTAAAGAGAAGTATGGTTATGAAACACCAGAAGAATGCTTTAAGGACAGAATGAATCACAGGGCTGAATGGCACGATATGATTTGTGAGTACAACAAAGATGACAAGGCTAGATTAGCTAAAGGTATTTTAGAACATGCTGACATCTACGTAGGAATGCGTTCTAGCGCAGAGATAAAGGAATCTATAAGACAGAGCCTATTTGACTACGTTATATCTGTTTACGACCCTAGAAAACCATTAGAAGGTAAAGACAGCTTTGACATAGACATCTGGGTGGATGCAGACATTGTTATCCCTAACGCAGGTAGCCTGTGGGATTTAAGAGTGAAGGTTCATAAAATAATCAAAGGACTTAGTTATGGTAGATAACTTAGGTAAGAAGATAATAAACGACCTTAAGGAAGGTAAGAAGTATGAGGAACTTTTCATGCAGAAGTTACGTGAGAGTGGTATCGAGTGTAAGCGTTCAAGCAAAATGCAAGACATATACGACCACATAGACGTTATAGACGAGAAGGGAATCACATACGATGTCAAAGGATATAAAGGATTTCATTTTGTCTGGTTAGAGTTTATGAATGTCAGGGGTAATAAAGGTTGGATGAAGGGCAGAGCAGATAGAATTGCTTTCTGGCTTAACGACAAGTTTTATGTTGTCAATAGACAAACGCTGTACGATTGGTGCAAGGAGCATTTACCTAACGTACCTCCACAATACGACAAGAGTATGTTCTATACACCTTACAGACGTAAGGGCAGAAAGGATATACTTATCAAAGTAAAAGTAGAAGATGTAACTAAACACGCAATATTAATATTATGACAAAAGTAGAATTAGTAACTAAGACAGAGGGTGTTGAGAGATATATGTCTCTAACGTCAGATGAAATTGTAGAGGCTGTTGCTAGACATGGTGAAATTAAAGATGCAGGTAAACTAATCAAGTATCTTATCAAGCACAAACATTGGTCACCACTAGAGCATGTACACTTTACGTTTCGCATAGAGACAGCTAGGGATGTATCAGCACAGATGATGCGACACAGAAGTTTCCATTGGCAAGAGTTATCACAACGTTATGATGTGATACAGGAGTTCATGCCTATAGAATTACGTAAGCAAGGCACAACTAATAGACAGGTTGGTGATGAAGTATTTGACCCCGAATATGCTCGTCATGGGGTTTCATGTAGTCAAGCTATTGAATTACATATTAAAAAGACCCAAGAGATGTATGATAATCTAATTAGAGAAGGTGTTGCCAGAGAATGCGCTAGACGTATATTACCAATGTGTGCAAAGACAGTTGTACACATGACTGGTAACCTTAGAGATTTCTTAGGGTATCTTAATGTACGCTGTGAAGCAGGTACTCAAAAAGAACATAGAGAAGTTGCTATGGCTATAGGTAAAGCCTTAGAGAAAGAGTTTCCACCTCTTGCTGAATTAGACTGGAAGGAAGGAGGATTTATGTAATGTTAAATCAAGAACGATATTTAGCAAAAGGTCACATAGAAGCATATCTGTCTGACTGTAGAGAAAAGAACATTAACCCCTTGTGTATGAGATGCTTAAGGGAATATTTAGACAAACATTATGGAACAGATAGAGGAACACATTAAACTAATTAAACAATACTTTGGTGATGAACCACAATGCTACCTTGTAGCACTATTCTTAGCTACAGAGTTTAAGGGTGAGATATGGTACGATAATCACCATTGTTTAACAAGAATAAAAGATAAGTTTTATGACAAGCATGGTCTATACGAAGGTAGTTTAAAGGACTTTTGTCCTCTTAAGAGATATGGTTTTAACCATGATGCAGGACTTATGCAAGCACTAATAGAAAAACATTCATATGAATAGAATAGAACAGTTAATTGAAGATTACCTTAAAAGAATTGAAACCACTGAAGAACTGATTGAGGAGAATGAATATTTAATCAAGGTAACTGTGTTTGCAAACTGTCGCCCTTTCTTTGATAAAAGAGCCAGATTAGAGACTAAACTAGAATGCTATAAATCCTTTATCGCTGAGTTACAGCGCATTGTAAATTGAAGACTTTTCCGTATCTTTGTAACCCCTTTTATTAACTAAACAAACACATAAATTAATGATTAAACAACGAGAGGTTGCCTTTGGTGACTTGGGCTTAATAACCTATCTACGAACATATTCAAGAAAGAAAAAAGATGGCACAAAAGAATCCTTTTCTGATACGGTGGAAAGAGAACTACAAGGTGCTAAGAAACAATTAAAAGTAGACTTTACCCCAGAAGAAGAAGAATACTACAGATACATGCGACATGAAATGCTTGGCTCTGTAGCAGGTAGATTTATGTGGCAGTTGGGTACTAAGACAGTTGATAAGTTGGGGCTACCTAGCTTACAGAACTGTGCATTTACAGTAATTGATACACCAATAAGACCATTTACGTGGGCTATGGACATGCTTATGCTTGGTTCTGGTGTTGGTTATTCAATTAAGAGAGAACACGTCTACAAGCTACCTAAGATTCAGCGTAGGAAGGTTAAGATAGAGAACGTTAACCTAGCAAGTGCTGACTATATTGTTCCCGATACAAGGGAAGGATGGGTTAAGCTGTTGGGTAAAGTTCTTAAGTCTTATTTCTACTCTGGTGTAGGGTTTACTTATAGCACACAACTGGTGCGTGGTAAAGGAGAACCCATTGAAGGATTTGGTGGTACAGCATCAGGAGCAGCTATTCTTGTAGAGGGTATGCAACTTATATGTGGTGTACTGGATGCCAGACGTGGGCAGCAGATAAGACCTATCGATTGCTTGGACGTTATGAACATCATAGGCATGATAGTGGTTGCAGGGAATGTTAGACGTTCAGCGCAGATAGCTATTGGTGATTACGATGATTTAGATTTCCTTAAGGCTAAACGATGGGATTTAGGTGGTGTTCCTAATTGGAGGGCAATGAGTAATAACTCTGTTGATATTATTGACTTTGATTCATTACCGCTAGAGTTCTGGGAGACTTATAATCAAGGAGAGCCTTACGGTATGATTAACCTTGACCTTTCAAGGAAGGTAGGACGTTTAGGTGAAACACAATATCCTGACCCTGACGTAGAAGGTTATAACCCTTGTGCAGAACAATCGCTTAATCCCTATGAAACATGCTGTCTAGCAGAAATGTATCTACCAAATATCAAGTCATACAAGGAGTTCAAAAAAGTAATGACATTGTTATACAGAATTAACAAGCACTCGTTGGCATTAAAGTGTCACAACAAAGAGACAGAGGCTATTGTTAATAAGAATATGAGGATGGGTATTGGTATTACAGGCGTTATGCAAGCTACAGAAGAACAGCTTAGTTGGTTGAAACCTGCTTATGAATACCTTAGAGCATACGATAAAGAATACTCAAAACACATGGGTTTTCCAGAATCTATTAAATTAACTACTGTTAAGCCATCAGGTACGCTGTCGTTGTTAGCAGGTTGTACGTCTGGTGTTCACGCTGCTACAGCAGGTAGGTTCTTCATCAGAAGAATAACAATAGCATCGGATTCTCCTCTTATTGAGGTAGTTAAGTCGCATGGTTACCATGTTGAGTATAAGAAAAACCTTGATGGTTCTAACGATTACTCTAGTATGATTGCGGAGTTTCCTTGCAAGTACCCAGAAGGTACTATAAGTGCAGAAGATATAGACATCATCGACCAATTAGAAATGGTTAAGTTCATGCAAACCAACTGGTCAGATAACTCTGTATCAGTAACAGCATACTACAAGAAAGAAGATATTCCAAGATTAAAGAAATACTTATCAGAAAACTGGCACGATAGTTTTAAAACGTTAAGTTTCTTACTATATACAGGTCATGGGTTTGTGCAAGCACCCTTTGAGCCAATTAGTGAAGAACAATATGAGTTCCTAGCAGCCAAAGTTAAACCTATTCTCTCAGCAGACATTAATGAGGAGGATATGGATGAACTAGGAGCGTGTGGCATCGGAGGATGCCCAATAAAATAGGCTGTGGTAAGTCGGGGTAGTTGGTCTTTTGGTCGCTACCCCATAATTTTGTAACTTTGTAAAAATCAAATAAAATGGAAAAAAGAATTGAAGACTTAGAAAAAGCTGTTGGTCTTATGACTGTAATACTAGAACAGCACTCACTCCAAATACGACACCTATTGGGTCACATAGATTCATTGGTAAAGTTATATGGTGATGAAAAACAGAATGATAACGAAAAATTCCTATAATGGACTACGTATACGACATTGAATTTTACCAGAATTTCTTTTGCGTTAACTTTAGAAGTTTCCCAGATGGAGAAGAAAAAATAACGTTTGAGATTTCTCAAAGGAAAGACCAACGTAAGGAACTGTTGATGTTCTTAAAGCAAGATGGTCTTAGGCTTATTGGGTTTAACAATGTCGGTTACGATTATCCTGTACTACACATGCTTATAGAATCACCTGAGATTTCTCTACTTATATGGTGGAAGAAGATTCAGCGTTCTATCTTTAGCGGTAAGGAAAAAAGATTTATGGTTTGGGAATCACAAAGACATGTTTTCCAAATAGATTTATTCAAAATTAATCACTACGACAATTTGGCTCGTAGTACCTCCCTTAAATGGTTGGAGTTTACTAAGCGATGGTCTAAGGTACAGGATTTACCTATTAAGCCTGACAAGGTTCTACAGGAGCATGAAATGACAGATATTATCAGGTACTGTTGGAATGATGTTGACTTTACTTTTGAACTGGCAGAGGATTGTTGGAACGCTGTTAAGTTTCGTGAGAACATGAGCGAAGTACTTGGTCGTAACGTTATGGATTATTCTGACGTTAAGCTAGGGGAATACCTTAATCAAAAGAAATACGAAGAACTTTCTGGTAGAAACTGG